GGCCGATAGGCCACCTGTGCCAGTCCTCAGACTTCGAGGGCAATAGCACTTGGATGGCCTGTCACGATTCAGGTGTCGACGCATACTTCGGAAAGAAATTCGAGGGCATCTACGACACCCCCGGATCCGTAAGTGAGCACGAGTGGACTAGCTGTCAGATCGGTCAGGTCACATTCCTAAACAACCCGTCCGACTACCCCATCTACTTCACCGACTGGGCAACTGGATCTGAGCAGGCGAAGCGCTTGCCTTGGGTCGCTGGCCAGCAGGGTCAGGACTGGGAAGCGGCTGATGTACGTTGCCGCATACTGCAATCACATAAGAACTTTCTTTTCGCGATGGGCACCACTGAGATAGATCCACAGACTGGTGCTCTGGCCTATTACGATGACCGGGTGAGATGGTCTAACCCATGCCAGCCAAACGGCATCCCCTACTCATGGCAAGAGCCAAGCGAAGACAGGTCAAGCATTGCTGGATACCTAACCCTCGGCAGGGGCGGCAAGATCATCGGTGCAGAGAGCCTACGTGACGCGTTCGTCATATATAACGAATCGGCAGTTAACGTAATGGATTACACGGGGGACGCGCTTGTTTGGCGTCGCCGAACCCTTACCCAAAACGCCGGGCTTATTGGACGTGACGCTGTCATCGAGGTGAGCGGCCGTCACTTCTTCATCAGTAACGAGGACATTCTCGTGTTCGATGGCAATTCGGCTCAGAGCCTACTGCACAACAGGCTACGCAAGAGGTTTGCCACAACCCTTAACGAGGACTCTCGCCATACCGCCTTCGCGGCCCATAACAAGATCATGGGCGAGATATGGTTCTGCGTTGCGGAGTCTAAGAGCGAAGAGCCCAACATGGCATATGTCTTCAACTACCGAGACAACAGTTGGGCGCTTAGGGATCTTTCTACTGAGCGTGAGTTCTCTCATGCGGTCTACGGCATACAGCCAACTAACACTATTAGCTGGGAAGAGTGGGAGGGAAATTGGGAAGGCGAGAGGTCGACTTGGGCGACGGCGAATGTACAACCATTCGACGGTGCAATGATTGGCGCGTCAGGTACGGATGTATACAACATCGATACGCAGTACCCGGAGGAGAAAGATCTCAGAACCTTCGTGGAGAGAGACTCGATGCCGGTCGTGGGTCACGAAGACGTAAGCACTATTACAAGAGTCTACCCACACGTAGAAGGCAACACGCCCGTTGAGGTTACTGTCGGGTCACACCACTACGCTGGCGACGGGGCTAGGTGGAAGGCGCCCGTGAAGTTTAATCCCGGCAAGGATCGCAAGATTGATGTACGTACCACCGGGGAACTGCACTCATGGAGAGTCGAGGGCCCGGCTAACGGAAACTTCAATATAACAGGGCTCGATATTGAGTGGGCTCCGGCAGGTGGAAGATGACATATAGAGCAGAGCCGGTACCGGATGGTTTAACACCTGAGTTGAGTGAGTACCTAGACCGGCAGTTTTTTGGTATCGACTCGCACCTTACAAGGTTCATCGCGCCGGTGATCGGCCAAGAGCCGATGAGACTAGAGATGGGTGCAATAGTTTATGTCCGTGAGGAAGGATTCTACGGATGCGTTGAAAATGAGAATGGAGATCTCGAATGGAAGAAGTTAGCGCTGAGTTAGTTTACCCGCGAGTAGCAAACATACGCGAAGAGTGGGATTGGGTTAGGCCGGGCATCGAAGAGATCCTGCACCTAGATATCAATCTAACTTATAGACCAGAGGACGTGTACGCAAGCGTCATAAAAGGCGAAAGCCAACTCTGGGTTCACCCAAACTTTTTTAACGTCGCGACCATCGAGACGGATGAGTTCACCGGGGAAAAGACTTTCACCCTCTGGCTCTCATGGGCCAAGGAGCGAGGCGGTGCAAACGCTGTGACGTTTGCGAGTTTCTACGAAGACGTGGCACGGCAGTACAACTGCCAGAGAATTGAAACACGCTCAGTCCAAATGCCTGCGGTGCAGTACGCCATCGATAAGGTGGGCTGGGAAATTAAAGAAATTATTTTTGGAAAAGACCTACGGAGTTAAGCAATGGGCGGGAAAGATAAGAGCAGTAGTAATCAGACCAGCAATAGCATGAACGCCTCTAACGGGCAGAACGCTAGTTCATCTTTGGGGGTCAATTACGGAATTAACCAGTCTGGCAATGAATCCAGTCAGGGCTCGCAACAGCAAGCGAGTAACCAGTCTACCGGCTCATCGTTTAATGAGTCGAGTCAGGACGTGTGGGGTGCACAGCAACCGCATCTCGAAAACGTCTACAACGCTGGCGGTGACGCATACGGGCAGGCCCAGCAGGGCATTAACCAATTACAGCCGGGGATCTCCTCGGACATGGCCAACGCCCAGAACCAAGCGATGGGTGGATTTGGTAATCAGATGGGCGGCGGGTACGCCGCTGGTCTTCAGGGTCAAGTAGGCCCGAACAGTTACGTGAACGCCCTGAAGGGCGACATGATGAATGACGCGGCACAGATCAAGCAACAGAACCTTGGCGGTCTCGACGCCCGTGCGGCGGCGTCAGGCATGTCTGGCTCAACTGGGTATCACAACTCAGCAAATCAGATGGCAGATAACGTCGACAGGCAGACGATGCAGGGCATGAATAATCTGGGCTTCCAAGCGCACAATCAGGGGGTGCAGAACCAGATGAATTTAGCCGGGATGATGGATCGAAACCAGCAGGGCGCGATGGGTAACTTGCAGAACATGCAACAGGGTGCGATGAACCAGTTCAATCCTCATATGCAGGGTCTGAACGCGGCCGGGCAGTACGCCTCGATCATTGGCGGTCCAACTACCCTATCTCAGTCTATGGGTGGATCTCAGAATCAGTCTAGCGGGCAGAGCACAGGGTCTAGCTTTGGATCTAGTAGCGGCTTCAGCAACGGCATGAACGTCGGCATGAACATGTCCGGCAGTCAGGGATTCAACAACGCCTACGGCGGCAGTAGCGGTCAGGGCACAAGTAATTCTAGCGGCTGGAACATCGCGCCACCATCATTCAGTTTTGCAGGTTAAGGAGTAACTCATGGGATCGAAAAGAAGAAGCCAGACCACCAGCACCACCAATAGCGGGAGTGCTGGCGGCAACATGGATCAGGCTATAGAGAAGCTACCGCCCGCCACAGCAGAGGGCGCCAAGAAAATGTATAGCGGTATGCTCAGTGATCAGTTGGGTGTGGTGGGAGATGTAGTGGGTGGCCTTATTGAGAATGGTCAGTCAATGATGTCCGACAATCCGGCCCTAGCTAACTTTATGAGGGCGGCGGGTGGACAACCCATGCAGTTCCAGACCCCTGATTTCCTCAAGGGTCTACAGAGCCGAATGACTCCACAGCAAGAGCCTCAGGCGCCCCAGCAGGCCCCTCAGCAGGCAGAGCCGCAGTGGATGGCAAACATGACGCCAGAGATGAAGCAACGGTACTACGCGAATGGCCAGAGCCCTTACACCTTTGACGTTAACAATTACATGAGAGACCAGAACCTCGGAGGTCGCTAATGAGCCTGTTTGAAGAACAGCTAAAGGAGATGCAGTCGAAGACTCAGTCCGTGGGGGTGACTCGTAACATGGTCAACTCGAAGCCCGTTAGCGATGGGCTGTTGGGTCTAAAGAAACCTAACACATGGATTGATGACGCGATGGAGGAGGACGGCAAGATGAAGTTCTTCGGGAAGATGCTGTTAGGCGGCTTCACCGGGCTCACTCCCCTGCTGTTTCCGGAGATGATAGGAAGCAAGGCACGCTACGCTAACGACCTCGACATCTATAAGGATGAGCTAGAGCACCGTAGAGAGCAGTCTATGCGTCAGAAGTACGTTGACGTGCTGATGGATCCCAACGCAACGCACAGAGATCGTATGGCGGCGGCGTCGATGGCCGGTGGAGTCGGAGAGTTCGATCCTAATCCGATCACTGCATCTCCGGGTGCGGCAATACTTGGTGCTGGCACTGGTGAGATTATACATAACCAACCGGGCAAGCCGGTGTCACCACCTGCGGCAGTGGCTGAAGCTAAGGCGACAGCAAGCCCGATCGGTATGCCAGAGGATCACCCTCTGTTTTCTAGGTTGATTGCCGCCTACGCGGAGCCAGAAGAGACTCGGACGCGGCCAAACGGTTCCACCTATACCGTCAACACTGTTAACGAGGTTCTTGCTGAGTGGGATGCTCTACAGCAACAGCAACAGGCTCAGGTACAGCAGGGGGCACAGCCACAGCAACAGCAACCGGGGCAACCACAGCAACAGCAGGCCCAGCCTCAGGCACAGCCTCAAGCACAGCCTCAGGCCCAGCAAGATCCGAATACCTTGCCGCCTATGATGGAAGGTATCAATGCAGAGCAGGCCGAACTGGTTAAGAACGCTCCAGAGAAGCTTAAATTCTATCGGCGCTTCGGCGAAATCATAGGGAACCTCGGCCAATGGGATGAGCGGGCGAATGACGGGGAGGGTGCCTTCATTCTTAACGAGGACACAACCGACCTCTATGGAAGCTGGCAGGGTAACCCGCTACATCCGCAGAACTGGCGCCCCGGTGGCGAGTCTGAGACTGAGGCGGGTGGCTTCAACGGCCCCACAGAGTACTTCATGCCTGCTGGTAACCGTGACGCTAAGGCTTCGGTCGAGCAGATGATTGAAAGTCTGGCTGTTGATGAGCGAGGGAAGCTGAAGGGTCAGGGTCAGATCACTGAAGGTGAGACCGCTATGCTACGTGCCGCAGTAACTCAGGCGGCGAAGAGGGGCATGACTGATAAGGCCGCACAGAGGGAGTTCACGCGGCTCTACAGGGAATACATTAAGGCGATGAGAATCGAGCAACAGATGCTTGAGCGTTACTGGCCTGACAACCCGGTGCTCAATCAGGGCCGTGTTCCTTCGCAGTCTGTCGGATCATCTACCGTAACCTCTCGGTCTGATGACGACGTCATAGACCTAGACGCGAAGTAAGGAGGCAGGATGCCAACTTTTAAAATCAGGAAGAATGGAAGAGTCTACAGCAAGACGGCCGACTCCAGAGAGGAGGCCATACAGGCTGTCCTCGATGCTGACGCACAGTACCAAAGGGAGGCAGGAGATCTTGCAGACTCTCAGCTAGAC